ATGGATAGCATGAGCCACAAAGCATCTCGGTTTGTTGTTGTAGCTTCGTTCCCTCCATCCACGGGGTATGGAGCAAAGGAAGCCTCGCCGTCAAAGGCGTACACATTCTCACCTGACGCAACCATAGCTGATGTGTTCAAGACGATCTGGCCAGACGATCCAAATGCGGAGTTCTTTTTCACGCCGCCAAGCAAGATAGAGATAATCCCGGACGAAACCACCATACCTGACGCGCCAAAGCGCGATATATTCGGCACTCCTGTCGATGCTACCGCAAGTGCAGGATGAGCAGAAACCGGAGTCAAATATGAACCCGGCTACGCCTACCTGCGATCAGTGCCATAGGCCGGCATTCGTCGGACCTCTTTGCGTCCACTGCTATCATGTCTTGCAAGTAGCGCGCACACTAGAACTGAGATTTACCGCGATAGGCCTGAACTACGCCGCTGAGGAGATGGACTTCATGGCGCCATACGGCGGCCCATCTCCGCGGATGCAAGTGCCCGATATTCCTAGAGGAGCAACGATTTTGAACAATATCAAAGTCGACAACAGCGTAGTTGGGTCAATCAACACGGGCAACGTTGCCTCAATCGACGTTCATATTTCACAGTTGAAGCACGCGGGTGGAGAAGAGGTAAGCAAGGCCTTGGCACAGCTCACCGAAGCGATAGCGAACGACGCGGCAATACCAGACGCTGAGAGACGGAGACTGTTGGACCAAGTAGAGTTTGTGAGTGAGCAAGCAGTTAAGGGCGCAGATGCCAGAAGACCAGGAATGATAACTGCCGCTCTCGGCGCTCTGGATGCGACCGCCAAGGCAACAACATCCCTCGCTGCGATATGGAGCGGCGCGCAGCCGGTTCTCAAACATTTTTTCGGTATCGGCTAGCAAACTAAGTGAGGGAGGGAACTTTCCCATTCATCCAATGTTGTTCAGTCGCAGCGCTTCCAACTCGCTGTGGGACCTTGCATCGCCCAAGTGCAGGTCCGCAATCGGCCCGGCGCTAGCCCCCAGCTCGCCGGGCTTTTGCTTGTCTCGGAACCGTGTCGGCTTCCGTCAGTTAACTTCCGACAACAAAGGAGACAAGCAATGGCCAAGGAAGAACTAAACGCGGATTCACCGGTGCGCCTTCCGACCCACCGGAAGGTATGCGTAAAGTTGCAAAGGCAGTAACTGACGTCGTGAGGCGTGAGACAACCGCATTGGCAACGGGTGCTGCAGATCATCCACACACCGCCACCAGCGTCGTCCTTAGTATTGGGGCCCTCGCATTCGCCATTGGGTACGTCGTCGGCAAATCATCTGCGGAACGCAGCTATTCCTATTGGCGCTAGGTAAACCCGCTCCTTCCCGCTTCGGCATGCGAAAGTCGTCCCACACATCGTCAGAAATGAAAAAGCCGCCGGCATTCGCGCCGACGGCCCAAGTCTCCTCTGTGGTGCGCCCTATGTTGGTGCAGCGGGCGTTGCGGGCTGGTGAGACCCGCGGATAAAAAAAGCACGCCATCATGGCGGCCGGCGCGCATTGTCGCGCCTAAAACTTTCCAGAGATGAGATCGAAAAGCTCATCCCTCTTGATTGTCGTGTATGTCAGCCAGTCCATCGACCCGCGCCCCGCGTTGCAGTCAAAGCAGGCTAATGCGAGGTTCGCTCGCCTATTGCTCCCGCCATCCGATCGGCGATCGAGGTGCTCGAGCGTTTCCGCGTTAGGCGGCATCCTGCTGGTATGGAAAGTCAGGATCATGCGGACCCCGCAGTAGCAGCAGAGGTTTCGCTGCTTGCGCCTCAGCGTTGCGCGGAGTTCTGCGTTTTTGATTTTCACGAATTTGGTACTCCAAAACGCGAAGCGGGTCGGCGCTTACTCCGATCAGCTGGATCACATATTCATCCATGCAATCGATCACCTGCATGCGGCCGGTAACGATGGCCAGTTCCCCGGTGCAGTCGAGGATTACGGTCTGGCCTATTTCAAAAGCGAATTGGTAGTCTGGATTTAGCGGGCGTCGTCTTCTTGGAAGCAGGCCGCGCGGCAACTGCGTTCTGTCGGAATGCTTCACTTGTGCGTGCGTCGTCATCTGTGCGGCTCCTCGTTGCCTTTGAACTGTTTTCGTGACAATGTACTAATAACAGCACTTTATCGGTGCGTCAATACGATTTCGGTACATTGTCATGATTAATTCCATTCAAAGCAAAATGGCGCGCGCTGCGCTTGGCTGGGGCGCACGAGAATTGGCCAAGGAGGCAGATGTTGCCGTCGACACCATTTCTAGGCTCGAGCGGGGAGAAGCGATAATGCCGAGGACGCTAGCCGCCATCCAAGCAGCCCTCGAGGCAGCCGGCATCGAATTCGTCAGCAACGAACGCGGCGAAGGCGTCGTGAAGCTCCGCACCGCTTCCGTGTGAAGTCCATGCATACGATCATCGACGATACGGTGTATCTCCTAGAGCGAGATAGCGACGGAAAATATGAGATCCAAGGCGAGCACGCGTTGGCCGACCTGAGCAACAATGTTCCAAGTGTCGGAGACAGGATCACTCTCACCATCGACGACGACGGCCCCACCTCAATTATGGAGGTGGTGAGCCGCTACCTCGTTCGGCATCTGGATCGGCCATCCAATTCTGAATGGACTGCTTGGTTCCTTATTGTGCAAGCAATCGACCTGCAGGAAGCGGACGACTTATTCGATGTCATCAACGAAAACTGCCGGCGAACGACGGCTCAAATTTAAGCGTTGACAGAATTCATACGCATAAATGCGAACGAATAAAGAACAAAATTCCTTGTGGATGAACCGGCGATGGACGCCCTTTGATCTGCAAATCCAGTCATAATGGATCTGCAGTCACGGAAACGACCGCTCTGGAAAGCACAAGGTCGCTCCGGACTGCTGGCTCCTCGGTGGCGAGATCAGCGTAAATGCTGGTCTCGCCGACAGCCAAGGCTACCCTGCTACAAATGCTGTAGTACCGCAACCAACCCCGTTGCGAAAAGCGCAACTTTTCCACCGTCACGGGCGACGGCGCGTCGCACTGCATTATACAGATATGGCAGATGAGCCACCCTTGCGCGGTCTCTTCTCGCCGCGCACTTGGATGTATTCTTCCTTCATCATAAGCATTTCGGCCGCCCTAGCTGCATCCAGAAAGGCTTCCCTCGCTTTCTCTGGGGCTGTCTTACCCTCCATGGCTGCGAGGCACTTGAGCTGCGCTCGTTGCCACTCCTTGCCGCGGCAATCTTCAGGCCAGCGAAAGACGTGGCTGTAGGCTATGTCGCCAAGGGTCGAGTGTCGGCGCATGTTCACGCCCTTGCGCTTCTCGATGCACACGATGGCATCTCGAATGCTGAGATGTTCACCTACATATTCTGACATCGGCCACCTCCAGGCCGAATCAGGTGGTGATCGCCCGGCGCGTGTCAAGAACGGAATTTAGAGATGGCTAAAGAAAGTACGGACCCGTACCAACCAAAATACAAATGGCGAGAAACGTGGCCAGGTGAGAGCGGGCTAGACGGCAAGCCGCTGCGAGATTTTCAAGGATGGGATGGAGAAACGCCAGTCGGCCGCATTCGGCTCGAAGAGGCGGGGCCGATGACCGGAAAGTGGCAGTGGTCTGGCCATGGGCCGCGCGTGCGCAAGCGGCTCTTGCCGCATCAGGGCTATTGCGAGACTGCCCGCGACGCGAGTCGTATGGCGGAGAAATTCTACGATCGGCTCCTGGCGGCGAACAAATAAAAAAGCCCGCCTCCCCGATCAAGGAGAGGCGGCTGGATTATGAGCGCGTCGTGCGCCTCGGCTGGTTTTCGTAGAAGCGGTCAAGGCGATCGTTCAAACCGTCTATGCGGTGGCCGATGCTCTCGATAGCCTTCATAATCGCCGATGTCTGTTCCTGCATGCCGGACTTAGTGACATACGTTTCCGCCGTGTGAAGTCTGAAGGAGGCAAGGTCTTGTTCGACTTTCTCCGCCCTGCCCTTTGCCGCTTCGATCTTGCCTTCGACCTTCCACCAGATCGTTAGAACCAAGCCTAGCAAGGCAACGATAGGGCCAATATACGATATCAGTTCCATTATTTCGCCTTCCCGCTTAGTCCACCATCACGGTCGGCGTAGAAATCACGCAGCGCCAGATGGCGACGGACACACGTCAGCAGGCGCTGGCGGTCGGTAATCCACAATTCTTCCAAACGCGCCTGCGTCAGCTCCTTGTCGCCGATGTCGACGGGGCCGGCGCACTTCTGCAGCAGCGCGCTATCAGGGGCGACCAGCCGCGGTGGTGCCGGCGGAACGACGAAATTAGCGGACCTTGTTGATACGCTGCACGCTGGAAGCGCCAAGCACAGGCTTGCCAGCATCAGGATCTTTGCTAGCTTCACGCTGTAGCTCCTTGATCTTGTCTTCTAGGGATTGGTTCTCGGCCTGGATCTGTGCGATGCGGGCAGCCTCGCGCTCTTTGGCCGCGTTGTTTGCTGCGTCCTGGCGCTCGGTCTCGGCGTTGGTGGCTGCGATGGCGGCCGCCTTCATCTCGGCGATCTGTGCTGTGAATTTTCCGGCTGCAGCATCGTAGCCGCGGTTGTAGATGGCATTGACGGCAAGCAGCACGAGGCCGACCGCTACGAGCGCGCCGACTGCGCTGACAAGCCATTTGCTGGTTAGGACGCCGATCATGCGACCCCCTTTAGGCAAAGTTTCAGTTCAGCCTGCCGCCGGTTGACGAGCCCCTGCTCTACCCGTCCGCCCGCCTTGTTGAAGGCCGTCATTGCCTGGCAGCTTTCCTTCATCCGGTTCTCGCGAGCGAGCCGCGCGAAGGTGGATTTGCATGCGGCGCTGACGCCGACATTGTAGGTCACCGAGATAGCCGCGGCCTGCCATTCAACAGGCTTGCGGTCGAAATCGACGATGCATTCGGTCAGCGGCAGGTAATAATCGCCCATGACACGCGTCAGAAGCTTCTCGTCGCATTCGGCTTTCGTGAACTTCATGCCCTTGCGGATATTCAGCGTCTCGCCGTAGCAGGCCGTCCAGGCACCGACGATATCGGGATAGGCAGTCAGCGACAGGCCCTCCCACGGCTTGATCAATGTGCCGATCGAAAGCGCGACGGCCGCAACAGCTGCGACCGCCTTCTTATTCAGTTTTGGCATTGGTGTTTTCCTTGTCGGGCTGCGCCAGCATCCTGGCGACGTACGCGCCGCCGAGTAGCAGCAGCGTTAGCCACCACGGCAGGAAGTCAGACACGGCCGGAACCAGATTGAGGATGATGTCAGCCAACGCCGCGAGCTCGATAAGCCGCAGCGACCAGGCGCGCGAAAGCACCCGGCGCCAGTCTGTGATGAGTTTCATGGGTGTGTCCTGGAAAGAAAAAGGCCCGCCGAAGCGAGCCTTGAGGTTCGTCAGAAGATTGAGATCAGGTTATGGCCACGCTACCGAGCTCGCCGCCGCTTCAGCCGCCGCTTCAGTAGTCGCAGCATCGATCGCGGCCTTGGTGCCAAGTCGCACAGCCTCGATTGCTCCGCCTATGATTTGCCACTCTTGGAAAGCTCCCCTTACTACGGTCGCCACCTCATCCAGTGTTGGAGCCGTGATTCCTATCTCTGCCGACAGAAGAGGAAAGCCGGAGGAAATAGGCGTTTCGCCCGCTTCTCGCATGGCGAAATAACGCCTAGCCTCGTCCGATTTCTGCTGATAGGTCATAGCCTGTCCGGCACCGCCCGTGATGTACTTGAGGCGCTCCCTTTCAGCAGCAACGTCGATTGATGCCTTCAAGTCCGCCTGGATCTCCGACAAGTTTCGGGATGGTTCGCGCCAAGGTTCTAACTCCTCCCCGTTCAACCACTCCATCAGCTCGCCATAATCACGGTTGGCAGGATCAGTTGGAATGTGCAGAACGGCGCCATCGCGATGGGCTTCGATGAGCGCCTTCCCGATGAATTTTGCTGACTGAAACATGCTCAAAGCTCCGCATCATAGCCGCCAATGGCGTTCAAAACGTACGCGTTTGTGGCCGTCGCATTAATCTGGAAATATGCACCTCTGTTGTCCACATCGCCGGCAATCGCCTGTATGCTCGCTGAATTAGTGCTTCCGCCCGATACTGTCGACACCGTAGGTGTGGCACGCATCGGTACAGGGAAGTTATAACCATACGCCGGCAGGCTTACGCCTGTTGCAACCAAGCTATGCTTCATCCTACAGCAGTATCTCTGGCAGAGAGCCATCTCCTGTTGCGGATGGCGGGGCGCGGACGGGTCGACCTCTTGCGACGCATCCCCCTCAACGAAAGACATACGCGACAGGTCGTAACTGCCAGCCTGACGAGGCGTCAGTACCCACGCAAGCTCCACGAAGTCATTGCTGTTTGATCCGAGGGTTTTTGTGGTGACAGCTGGGACATTGAACTGCGCCTTTCTGACCTGCGTCGAAGCATCATTGATCGTGGCAATGTCGAGCGATGCAGCTGCAGTAGTGACACTCGACGAAGGGGAGCCACCCGTTCCGAAGTTCTGCACCAACTCGCATGCGAGTGCCTCAGCCCCGGATGGACCAGAGAAGTGTCCACGAGCCGAAGCCGCCAAACCTGCAAATATCTCTACCCCTTCGATCCTTTGGGCAATTCGCAAAGTGCCGGATGTCGGCGCTGACGCGAAGACGGCCCGGAGCTTGTACTTGGGATTTCCAGGTACCGCAGTCTGGCCAAGCGTCTGGAGCTGTTGGCTGATCAGCACCGTTTGGTTGGTATTGTTGGTCACCAGCCAGCGATCGAGGACATAAGCAGAAGCGCCCGCAGCAATCGACTGGCCGGTAGCAGGAGCCGCCAACCGCTGGCACAAAAGGAAGTCGAAGTTGATCAGCTTGTTTCGAAACCCACCAAGAATGTCGACTTGCATCAGGCCACGGGCCTGCGCTTGCGTGAGCCGTTCCACCGCGCCAATCCCCGCCGTTCTGCGCCCTAGAAAGGTCGCAGCCGGAACCGTCGCCTCTTTCACAATCTTACCAGTCGTTCCATTGAAGGCTGCAAAATTGCCGTCCGCTACTCCCGCGCCGGGCCCGGTCATATCGCCAGATCCATCTGCACCCTTCATAGCCATAAGGGACCAGTATGCATTGGAAAGAGTGGGCAAGGTCGGAGGGGCATGCCCTGTCGTGGACTGCAGCGCAATCCAAGAAGCGCCCTGGTCATAAACGCCATCATTTTTCGCATACGCGGTGGCGCCGCCATACGCTCCACGCCAAGTGACGAGACCTGTATTCCCAACCGGCCCCTGGGGACCAGTGCCGTAGGCAAATGGCCCAGCCCAGTCGCCCGAGGCTGCCGACGCCTTCACGTGAAGCTGCGGTTGCGTCACACCAATGATGACGAGGTAAGAGAACCCCTTTGGTCGATCATCATATGTCGCGCGTCCTGCAAGATCGCCACTGGCGTCGAACTTAAAAATTGTCCCTGCAGCAAGTTCCGCTATCAGCTGAGCAAGGGCGTTGCTGTTGGCAGTAAGCTGCTGAAGATAAGCCGAATCGCGAATGAGCGCATAGCTGTATGTCCCAGTCGCGCCAATCCACTTCGTCGCCGCCGTGATCTGCGTATCGCTATCGACACTCAAGATCGGCAGCATGTTGCCGGCGGCCTCAGGAGCTAGCTGCCCGCCTGCAATTAATGCCAGCAACCAGGCCGTCCCCACGCCGGTAACCACGGCAGAGCCGTTCGTCAGGGTAATTTGCCCTGTCGTATATGCAGTCGTCATGTTTTGAAGTCCCTTAAGCTGGGATGCCGAGGATGTAGTAACGGATGCCGACGATCGGCGTCGGGTCGCTTTCTGTGACGAGGTTGCTGGTCGAGCTTCCGCCGGAAAGGTATTTCCGGGTCGGCAGTCCCCTGAAAGTGTAGAAGCGCGCTTCGCTAGCCGTAAGCCGGCAGTAGGTCGAGCCGCCGCCGGTGTAGTATTGCTTGCCGGTCTCGGTCGGATCGACATAGCCGAACAGCGTGAATGGCGGCCGCACACGTGCCGCTATCGTTCCGGAGAAGCCACCAAGGTTGATATTAGAGCCGCCACCATGGACGGTCACATATTTGACGAACGGGAAGAGCCCGGTCGTATCGATCGGGATCGACCATTCGCGCGCGCCGTCCGCCTGCGCGGTCACGTCGATGTAGCCCTCCGCGATGATCTGGACCATCGGCCAGCGGCTATCAACCATGACGTCGGCGAGACGCGGCGGATTGGACGCACCAGGTCGCAGAAACTGCACGACGTCGCGCGTGCCGTCATTAAACTCGCGCCACACATCGTTCGTGCCGCCGACTGGTGACGAGTCGTCCTGCGCATAGACGACGAAGCGAGCCCGCGCCGCTCCGTAAGGGTTGGAAAGTACCAGGTTGGCGCCGCTGAAATAGTAATCGGCCCCATACTCGGTTTCACTCGAAAGCGGGTTGGTAGGATAGTAGACCGTCGCGCCCTGATAGACGATCACGTCGGCAAATAGGTTTCCGACGGCCCCCGCCCCTATATCTCCGAGGGGGTAGACCGTCGTTCCCGCTGGCAAAGCGATGTCCGCCGCCGCGACAACCTTCGACGACTTGGCCGAACTATCGAAATAGAGCTGTCCGGGCGTCGCCGTTCGAGCGTCATATCCGGGTTTGGAGGCACGACAGAAATTCGGCGTAATCTGCACCTGCACCTGGCCGTCAACGGGCGCGAGCGGCGGATTGGCGATTGGCGAATTATTGCCGGGAAGGTTCCAGACAACGATCTCCTTACAGGTCTGCCCAAATTGTGAGGTATCGAAGAGAGAGCCAACACCGAACGACATCGAGAAGTTGGAGGCGAACGACGTGCTGGTGAAGCTGACCAGCCAACCAACCTCCAAATACGCCGGCGTTGTCCAATAAGCAGCGCGATTGTTGAAGCCCATGAACGACCGCGTGACGCGAGCACCGTAGTAGACCGTATTTGCCTGATCCTTTTGCTTCACCTCGTAGAGCGGTACGCTGTACTCCAGATTGGTGAAAAAGGACGATCGATAGAACAGCTGCCCGTTGTTGCCGACGAAGGAGCGGTGGTATTTGGCAAAGCTGTTAACGTCGGAGCCGGCCGGCGTGAACACCTCAGCGGCCCCGAGATATGGCTGTGTATCGCGACCAGCCGGGCGCATCGTCTGGTACTTGCTGTTATAGAGGAACTTGAAGCGTTCCGAATCCAGCGTGTTGACCGGATCATAGGCAGCGTCAGTCATGATCTTGACGCAACCGGCGTCCTGGTAATCGACGCCTATATGCCAGCTGATTGCCATTTAGCCGCTCTTTACTGTGATTCCGGTTGCATTGATCTGCACTTTGCCGCCACCAAGGCTGATGTCGGCCGTTGTGACCGATCCAATGTTGGCAACCTGCAACTTGAGAACGCCCCCCTCGAAAACGAGTGGGTAGGAAGAACTCGCGCCATCCGTAACCACGAACTGATCGACGTTGAAGGCAACGCGGGATTTCAGGACGCCGCCCTGCGTATACAGCTCGATGAAGAAACCGCTCTGCTTCCAGTCATCGCCGATCGCGCCCTTCAGCAGGACGGCATATCTGACATTGACCCCGACCGGCGTTGCGACCGCCTGAAAAGCCACCAGGCCATTTGCGAGGTTTTCACCGAACTCGGCAATCAATTCCTCAGTCTGCGCAGCGACGTTGGCGATGTCGGAACTGAGCACAACGATCTGTTCGTTGAAACTCGCTCCCTGTATCTCGAGCTTGCGCCCTATCGACTGCGAGACGCTGCTAGTTATCTGATAGTTTTGCTGGATTTGCGCGAGCAGATCCTCATTGCGGCCAAGGCCGGCGTAGAGGTCACGGAACACCGCAAGCACATCCTCTTTCAGCTGGCCAAGACCAACCTCAAGATCCGCGTTCCCGCCATCGAGGGACGTAACATCGATCGGTGCCGTCCAGTTCGTCGGACGGTCGGCAATCAGCTTATGACGAAACTGGTAGTCCGTCAGGCTGATGATACCCTCCTGAACAAACGACAGCGTCGCGGGCATCGTGACAGTTCGCGTGAACTTGTTGCCCGGCTCTGTCTTGATCCACCATTCGAAGATAACCCCCGTCACTGTCGTATCCTCGACGGCCGCCCACGAAATGCGGAAAGCAGGATAAGAACGACCGTCTGCACCGACACCAATCACAGGAATGACGGCGAAGTCCTGAAGCTCGTTCAGGTAAACAGGCTCTCCGTTCGGGATCGGGATCGTCGGCGGAATGACGCCGACACCATCATAGATCCCGCCATCGCGTTCCTGTAGCGACAAGGCAACGTTGCGCGGCCCGTCGCTGGTCAAAGCCTTGATCGAGCGAGCCTGCACCATGTAGACGCGATCGCCATAGCGTGCCGAATTCCACCGCACCCAATCGCCCGCCTTGATGGTTTGGAAGCGCGGCCGAATGATAACGTCAGCCGTTGCCTCGTACCGGTTCTCGTTGAAGTAGATGGAGGCCAGCTGATTGGCCTGCCGCTTCGAGCGAACCTGCGGAAAGTCGAGCGCCACGTCACGCGTGCGACGGTCCAGCGCCACATAGGAGGCATTCGTCTGCGTGTCGTAGCCTGCCGGCGACCACATGTTCTCCGGTTCCGGATAAGTGCCGGAAACGGCGTTGACGAGATCCGCCATTGATCGACGGCGCTGGAAGCGTACCGCTTCACCCAGAACCAGGTCTGCATCCGTGAATGTCTCGACGATCGGCTGATCAGTGCCAATTAGCGGCCACGAGCCGTCGACATCGTCGATAACGATCCCACCGCAGGACGTCATGACGGCCTCGATGTTATCACCATGTGGCACGTCGGAATCGAACAGCACCGAGCAGCGGTAGCGTCTTTCGCCGCCTGCATCCTCGTCGCAGATATTCATGGCCGCGACGTAGCGGTCGAAGGGCAGATCGGACGCTGCCATCCCCATGCCGCAAAACATATCGTCGTTGAGAGAGAAACCGCGCCGGTAATTGTACTCCTGCACGATTGGGTTCTCGGAAAACTCATAGGTCGAGTAGTTGTCCCAGCGATGACCGCCGACGCCGCCGACGGTCGAATCCTTGCGGATGTCATAAAGACGCGCACCGCGGAATTCGAAGAAGAAATCCGGAAACTGGCCTAGCTTCTCCTGGTCGTAGGTAAGCTCCGCCTTGATCCAGCAAATGCCTGTTCCGATGTGATCGGCAGTCCAGCGTCCGGTCGGGTTGGAGTGAGCTATCATCTCCGCATCGGCTGTCGTCTGCACGCCCGTGTAGAAGGTGAAACGAATGAGGCCAGCATAGTCACCGGCCGTCACGGTATAGACCGTCTTGACAGCATCGGACGCGACGACGCCGAGCGACAGCAGCGAACCACCGGCCCAGATCCGCGACAGACCATCGCAGGGAAAGTCCGAGAGCACGTAGACTTGCTCAAGATACTTGTTCGAGCTGCCGTAGGTGTTGACGTAGCAGTCGTGGCCGGCGATCCCGACGAGACCGCAGGCAACCTTGCGGCTGACGTTCTCGCCGTACTCGCGCTCAAACTCGACGCCGCCAACTTGCTTCTGGTTCTTCTTGGCCTGGCGCTGCTGGATTTTGCCAACGATGAGATTGAGACCGATCCCGATGATGGCTTTGCCGATGATGCCGAGAGAGCCGAAGAAACCGCCGATGGCTGCACCGATAGGAGCGAGAAATGGCATCAGTTCACCTTGAATGCATAAGCCACGGCCGAGGCCGGCAGGAACTCGACGGTGTCGACGCCGCGCGTCATAAAGCCGATGGATGTGAATAGGCCGCCGGAGAGGACACCATCGCGATCGATGACCCCGATATCGCCACGCTGCGCGATCGCTGGCGGGATCTCGGGATACTTGGCCGCGAAGGCGTCTCGCACCGTTGCGAAACCGTGTTGGCGCAGCTTTTTCGCCGCGCCCGCATCCGTCCGGTATCCGAGAGCGTCGGGATACATCCGCTCACCGGTAACCGCCTCAACCGCATCATCGGGGATGATGTAGCAGTCAGACACGCCGTACTGAGACGGCAGCGCCTGATGCTTCGCCACAACAGCGTTCAGGCGCTTCTCCCAACCGGGAACTCTTGCCATGTTAAAGACCCTTAAAACCTATGGCTCGCGCAGCCCCTGCCGCCGCGCTCTTCGCGGCATTGACCGCAGACCCTACGACCTTACCCCAAGCGATATCGACGCGGCCCGCAGATGCCGCATGCTCGAAAAACCGGTCGCCGGGATCTCGCCGCTGCTGGTCTGCCACGGTGCGCTTGCGGCCGTTCTGCCGGCTGTAGTCAAGCTGTCGGCCTTCGCAGCGTGCCGTGAGATAATACCCACGGGTGTCATCGATATTGTGCTCGACCACATCGAGGTAGCCGCGAGCGACTGACTCGACTTGGATCAGCGCTCCCGTGTCGGGATGGAAGTGAGCGTCATAAACGACCACCGGCCGGTCGCGGTAATCCTCGCTCTCGATTTCAGTGAGGATCTCAGGAGTGAGGCCGAACTCCTTGCTTTCGGCGAGAGTGAGCGTGAAGCCGCCATCCGCAGCCGTGCCTGTGCCGCCTCCGATATCCGATACCTCGATAAGGCCGAATGGCTGATAGGTGACGCCGGCCCAGATCAATGGCTCTCGACGAGCAATGAACCCATAAATGCCAGAGCCGAGTTGCACACGGACCATCTGGCGAGTCGAGATGCGGCCAGCGTCGTATAGCGCTTTGACTTCTGTCGAGATCGTCACTGGCTTTCCCTCAGCTGAAACGAGACTGAGTAGAAGCGACCGGAGCGGGGCGCCTGAAAGCTTCCTGGCACCGGACGCATGACAAGGGCAGGCTTGGCAAACCGCACGACTGCACCCGCCTGAGCGACAGTATCGAACGGAGTAGGCTCAACGGTGATGGTGCGAGTAACGCCAGAGCCAGTCACTTCCGTGATGCGGCCAACATAGTACTTGCTCGACCGCTCTAGGCCGATGCGGTCACCGACGGCGAGACTGAGGCCAGCATCTATCCCATTGACCGCGAGAATATTGCCGTCCGTGACGCTGATAAGGTTGCCGGCGTCATCGGCCGGTGTCTGATTCTTACCGTGTGCTGCGGGGTAGCAAACAAGCGGGTGACGGAACAGGACAGAGCGCAGCCCTTCGCGCAAGGAGAGCCACCACGCCTCGACGGCCGCGTATTGATTATAGGTAAGCGGCCGCGTCGTCAGGTTGGCCACCCAGGCAGGATCCTCCACCTGGGTGTAGTTGATGAGGCGCCCACCACTGGCAGACGCCTTCACGGAATCGTCGAGCAGAAAGTCTGCCGCAACGTAGCCGACGTCGGGAAGCTCCCGGGGAAAAGTTATCGTCAAAGCATCCTCCGGCCCTGTGCGTCTTTCACGGTGCGCACCACCTTGGCTGAGAACTCAGCCCGTTCCTTCGCAAGAATGCGCTCAAGGCGCGCTACGGCCTCGCTATCGGCGCCGCGGGCATCGATGACAGGTGCGTATGTGATGGAATGACTATTGCCGCCCATCGCCTTGCTCACCTTTGGAAGACTTGCGTTCGGGATCACCTGAGAGCCGCGTGGAAGATTGACCAGCTCCGGTCCCTTTTCACCGACCATGGCGATGCCGCCTGGCGCAAAGTCAGTGCCGCTTGCAAAGCCAGGAATTCGGGTACCGCCACCACCTGAGAAGATAGACGAGAACCAATTATTCGAACCAGAGAAGCCGAATATGCCGTCCAGCGCCTGATCGAGCAGCTTGTTGCCGAGCTTCTCTAGAGCGCCACCCAGCGCATCGATCGCAGACTTGCCGCTGATTAGATCCTGAATAAAACCCTTGGTGGCGTCCTTCGAAACATCCCGCCAATCTTCCATGTTCTGGCGTAGGCGGTCTTGGCTTTCTGCAAGCTCCTCAGATTTGGCGACGGCCTGCCCGGAAGCGTTGGCTAGAGCCAGCATCGCCTCGGCTTGCTCTTTGGCCTTCGGCGAAAGGTTGTCGAAGTTGCCGCTGAGCAACTGCTGAACATCCTTGAGCTCTTTCCCGGCGGCGGTGCCAGCATTCTGCGCGGCGGTGAGGAGATCCTGTGCGGTTGCCGATCGCTCGACGTTGTATCCGTAGTCGTTGACGTACGGATTCAGCTCCGCCTGCGCGGCGGTCTGCGCGTTGAGAGATGCGGTTCGTTCCTGAACCTGCTTCACCTCGCGCTCGTACTCGTCGAGCCGGGACTTCTTGCCCTTGCCGCTGCCGGCAGCCGCGACCGCGTACTTGGGATCGGTGATATCCACCGGGGACGCGGCAACGGCGGGCTTGACTGGCCCTTGAAAATTCAAAGGCCCTTGCGCCGGTGCCTTGCGAATAGCGCCGGGACCACTTGCGGCCGCCTCTTGTTTAGCGGCGAGGATAGCCTCACGCTCATCCCTCAGTTGGCGCAGGATTTCGCTATTGCCTACCGGAGAATTCTCTAACTCGTTGATCTGCTTCTGGATGTCGAGCTGCCGCTTGGCCGACTCTTCGGCCTCCTGACGCTGCTTGCCGCCACCGTAGAGATAATCATAAACTTCTCTGTCGGTATCGGGACCGTACTTGTTCAACTGCTCGACGACATCTGGCGTGATGCCACCGGCCTTTCCAGCCTGCTCCAAAAATGTCGTGAACTTCGAGATCGCACCGTCGAGAGCCGTAACGACGTTGTTGATTGCAGCGATGAAGTTATCGAAGCTGACCGTATCAAGATAATGCGCGACATCGCCGATGACCTGAGTGAACTTGGCTGAAGATCCCGACGCGAGGTCGAACTTCCCCGCAGCATTGGTCAGTGCGTTGCGAAGCAAGATAAGGGATGATTCCCCGGTTTGAACCGCATCAACGAGTTTGTCCCCGATGACGCTACGGCCAGCCTCGATGCCGTCGAACAGTGCCTTGCTCGCTAACTGCCCGCTTTTCACGAGTTGCGTTAGCTTGGCGACTGATCCACCAGCTTGCCTAATGCCGGCCGCCGCTGCCTGCAACAGAACCGGCAAGCCATCGATCAGCGAGTTATACTCCTCCGCCTGCACCTTGCCAGAGCCGAGTGCTTGCGACAGCTGGAGCAATGCCCCCTGGGCCTCCTCCGCGCTTGAACCCTGCGCTTTGAGCGCCATCGCGACCGTATCTGTCAGGCCAACAACCTGAGATGACGTAACGCCGAGTTCTTTCTGGTTGATCGCCACGCGGCTGTAGAGTGTGGCCAGCGCCTCGATCGGGGCCGCATTTTTCTGAGCCGCAGCATAGAGCTGGTTGTAAACGCCAGTCAGTTCCTGCCCAGAGAGCCCCGCAACCTTCAGGGAGTTCTGAATCTTTGTATAGGCGTCCTGAAGTTCCGAGAGGCCCTTGACGCTAAAAGCGCCGGCCAGCGCGATGCCGACCTTCGTCCCGAGCGAAGTGAACGACGCAGCAAGGTTCTTATTCATGGACAGAGCACGCCGCTCGATCGAGGCGAGTTGCTTGTTGCCGACACTGCTGGCGCGGTTCATGGCCCGCTCATATTTGGTGATGTCCGCAGATAGCTGTACTACCAGGCGCTCAAGATCAGTTGCGGCCATTCATTTCTCGCCTTAAAGATGTCGTATTAGATTTGGAGGAACCGATGAAAAAGGGTGCCGTGCTTGCCTTTGCAGCTGTTTTTTGTGCCGGTGCGGCCGAGGCAAACGAGATAGATTTGAGTGTCGACAACTTCTCACGCGACAACAAAATCGTCTCTGCCGTTATCAAGCTGACTAACAACCTGGACGAAGCTGTTTCCCGGGTGTTCATCGACTGCGCGTTCCTCGATGACAACAAGCGTGCGATCGACATCGGAAATGACATCGTGACCAGATTGGATGCCAAAGGCTACGCCTACGGCAAAGCGTCTATCGTGACCGACAAAAAGGTCCGGTACGCTGATTGCAGGGTCAAAAGTTTCAGCCGGTGACCGTCTCCTTCGACTTCAGCCACGCGAAAAGCTCGTCGGCCTCTCTGTCGCCCATCTTGCCGTCGTCCGGCGAGTTTGCGGCGATGTAGCCTTCGACCGCGGCAGTGAACTGCCACATCGACATGCTATTCACCTGTTGAGGCGAGTAGCCTATTGCGGCTCCGGTTCCGTAGACTGCGCCAAATCTGAACTTTCCGTTTGGGAGATCGTCGACGCGATCTCGCTCGGACTTGGCGCCTCTTCCTCCCCCGGCGGTTCATCAGGCGCTCCCATAAGACCAGCCGTGAGGATGCCGACTGCATAAGCGACGTTCTCGAGTGGCGGGCGCTCCTCGACATAACGGCGGGTGAGGATGAGTGCCTTTGCTGGCTCCAGGCCTCCGCCGATCAGGCCGATCCTGATCACGTTTGAGATGTCCTCGACGCGCCACTGGTGTGTTCGGAGCCGATCGAGGATGACGTAGGGGCCGGCATCGCACTTTTCCTGAAGCTCCACCAGTTGCCCCCAGGCTAGACGGAACGAGTATGTTCCGTCTGCCCAGTCCAGTTCGATCCTGGCGTCGCGCATTACGCTACCGTGCGGACCAGCTCGCCGTCGCTCTGGAGCTCGACGGACAGCGTGACACGGCCACCCTGCTCCGCAGACGGATTAAGCGAGTTGACGTGCATGAGGCCTGTCCAGGTGATCGTCTTTGCTGGGAATTCCAGCTCGATCTTGACGGGAACGCTCTCGACGCTTTCCCATGCATCAAGCCATTTTTCGACGGACTCGGCGGCTGCTACACCCTCACCCGAGATCGAGGCTGAGAGAGAGGATGCGTCACGGCCTACCCAAGCCACAGCATCCGGATCGTCACAGTCGGGTAGATTAACCTCGGTAAGATCCTTGGTGAGCGTCAGGCTCTTGGAAGTGAAGCCGCAGGGAGCGGTATAGACGATCGGCGTCGCATCATTGCCGAGAAGAACCCGGAACTTGCCGAAGCGGGCGGTAGTTGGCTGCATGGAATGTTTCCTTGATGTTACTGTTTAGCCACCAGCAGCAACTTCTTTGGCTGCCTTGGTGATTGCTCGCGAGATGCGTGATTTGACGCGTCTCCGGTTGGCTCGAAAACTGACATAGAAGAACGGCCGCGCGGGCTGCGCAGGGATCTTCGCGCCGGCGAATTTGCCGCCAGCGATATGCGCTTGAGTGCCGAACTCGATCCATCGGCTCTGGAATGATTCCGTGTTGCCGGCGTAGATGGTTATCGTCAAGTCACCACCCAGTGACTCGACCTTGCCGAGGGTCATCGAGCCCTTAGGGGCTCTGCCATACGTCCAGCCGATACTTTCTCGGAGTTTTCCGGTATCGTCCGCGACCAGAGATTTGGCCATTGCGACGATCTCGTCGGCTCCGGCTTCCATGGCGGTTTTGATGCGCTGCTTCACCTTTGCTGGCAGCCGATCGAGCTTTGCCTGAAGTCGCTTCAGGTTCTCCATCTTGGCCGCCATCAGGTGGGCTCCTCGATGAGGGCAACGACTTGGACAACTCCGTGCTGTGTCGTCGGATCGGGATCATCAACAACACGCCAGAGGCGGACTCCTATGGTCGCCAACGCCATCTCGTCGAGCGGGAATTCCTTCTCATGGAGCGATCGTCGGACTTGAGCAATCAAATCGTCCATAGACCAGCGGCTTGGCTTGCGAGACCAGATGTCGATCTGAGCGGTGATTTCCTGCCCATAGATGCAGTCAGCATCATCGGATGAAGCGTAGAACGGCCCGCGGCTTATGTAGGCGTTCTTCGGCCCCCAGGGCTGATCGGGCGCCTTGTCATGGATGCCGTCGACCAGGGCAACCAGCGAAGCATTCGCCTTGAGCGCGCCAAAGATGGCGGCCCATAGTTCTTTCCCAGCACTCATGGTGTTCCTTTAGGGCGCTACGCCTGTTTGCGCTTCCAGGTAAACCCAGTAGCGGTCAGATACGGCGTCCACGATGCGAACGGCATAGGAATCGCCCGTTCGGACGTCGCGCATGCGCCAGTCAGCTTTGATTTGGGCAGTCTCCGCGGTGGATCGAACGTAAACGCCGAGAAGGTTTCGTCCCTCGAGCCGCGCGGCAACAACAGCTTCGGAGCCGCCCCGAGAACGGAATGCAGCCCACGCCTTAAATCGTTCTGAAAAAACGCCTTCGGAGTTGCCGAGCCCATCATCGATGGTGGTCCGCTCATCGAAGGCAACGCGGTGCTGTAGTTCGCCTGATGTCGGTTTATTCGGCGCCATCGACAAGCTTTCCGGCAATCTGGATCTCAGCTGCTTTGCCGGCGGCGACAGCCAGATCAGCGCACTCGCGCTTTACTGTCATCTCCGTGCCGGCCTTGTAGCCGATCGTCGTTTGCCGCGTCGGTTTGTAGTCGAAGTCGGCAGAAAATCTAACACGTGCCATGGTGGCTCCTTATGCGACCGCTGGATCGCGTAGCCGGTATAGCAACGCCACCACCGGATTTTTGGGATCGCCCGAGCCCAATCCAGGCAAAAGGCCGCCTGTGTTCGCCTCGTCCAGAAGGCTTTGGACCACGAGCAGAACAGCGGCGGAAACACGACCGGGGACTGTTGCTTCATCCCAATCCACGTCGGGCTTTTTCAGGTAGTCGAGAATCGCGTCCTCGGCCTGGCTGATCTTGAGCTCGATATCGGGAATGCGTTCATCTCCATCCACAAGGGAAAGGCGCAGGGCAAGGTTAACTTGGTCGACGGTAACGAGAGCCATGTCATTCGCCCTTTGCTGGAACGCCGATCGATAGCGGCTGGAACTGCTTGGCTGCCTTCGCCTCGCCGTCCTTCCCGTCGCGGCCCTTCTTGGCGCAGAGCGTCCAGTCCTTCGAACCGTCGCCCGGCTTCTCTACCGTCTTCTGCGCATCGCAGTGCCAGAGGGATCCGGCCCACGTCACGGTATCACCGCGCTCGTATGGCTGGCCTTCCTTGAAGACCCCGCGATACAGCATTACGGGAAACCCAAGCTCGACCTTGTAATCCATCGACTTGCCGGTGAAGGAGAGCAGCACTGTGCGGCCATCCTCCATCACGGTAGCGTCGAAGTCCTCGAGGTTGAAGCCATCGCGACCAGGCTGGCCGGGCTCACCGTCCTTGCCGACGATAGGGCCGAGATCCTTTGAGCTGCCATCCGAGAGCGTCAGCACCAGGCTGCCGCCTCGATCGATGATCGCTCCGGACACACTCACGGCTGGCGCTTTCGCAGATACATCGGCCAGTCGTTTCTCCATGGCGTCAATGCGGCTTTCGAAGGCGTCAAACGATTGCTCGACATAGGCCTTGACCACCTCAAAGCCAGCATCAAATGCTTGCTGCAAATCCATCAGGCGGCCTTTCTTGTAGTACGAGCGCCGGCGAACAAGCCCTTGGTGTGTGTGACTGAGACTGCCTTTTCAGGCTCCGTCGCGGGCGTAGGCGTAGGCGTCGGTTCCGGTTTTGGAGCAGTGCCGAATGGGTCGGCCTGCGCGTCACGCTTGGAGAGCGCTTCGAGCGAGAAGTCCTGCTGCTGACGATAGACAACACTGCCGCCAGGTGTCGGCGCGAGATTGATGCGCGCGCGAGCTTCGTCAGGCGTGAAGATGTTCTTGCCCTTATCGAGCACGTCCATTTGCGTCAGGGCGTCCATGCGCAGAAGATTGTCGGTGTCGAGTTCTGTGCCGATGCCCTCTCCCATACCAAGACCTTCGTCGAGGCAAATTTCCATGGCCTCGATCAGCGTCTGCAAGCACTGCGAATAGTATTCCACGTTCAGCGCCTGGATATTGTTGAACGCCGGCATCTGGCCGATACCTACCTTGTAGGGTGGGACGTGATAAGTGGAGCAAATGACCTGCGCCGACCACTGAAGCTGCTCGATCAACTGGCTGTCGGTCGATTTGGCCTTCATGGGCTCGTACTTGAGGTTGTCTCCAAGCACCGCAACCTTGCCCGAATTGTCGCCAGCGAAGTTGGTGTCCCAGTAATCCTTGATCCGCTTGGCCGTCTCATCCTCGATCGCGCCTGGCGCAGTGAGAACGCCGCCCGGGCGTGCGCCATTCTTGAAGAATGACGCGCTGTCATTTTGGATGGCAAGGCCCTGCATGGCAGCCAGGCCGCCCGCGAAGATTGGCGAAAGACCTACCAGCGGATGATAGAAGCAATTGAATCTGTCGTGGATGATCTCGCGAGAAGGAACAACGACGCTCTCCTGTAGGCCGGCGAGATGGTCTGAATTCAGTTGGTAGAAGACGTCGCCGGTATCGGACACCAACGGCGTAACCATTCGCGGATCGAGCACGTAAAGCTTGACGACAACGCCCCGGTTGTCGCGCTGCTTGAGGACGTAGGTGTTGCCGCTCTGCAGCTTCGACAGAACCCACGACTCCACAAACTGCATGCGGTTCTGAAAATGGTTTGGCTTCCGGAGCACCGGCGAATAGGCCGGATTGCTGACTTCCGTCCAGATGCCGGACTCGTTCTTTTGCACCAGTTTGATGCGCAGCTTGGCGATATCCGAGGCAATGAGCGTGCGGCAGGCGAAGTCGGCGTGGTTGGACAGAACGCTGTCAAATTTGACTTCGACGTTCTGCTGGAAGGCGCCGGGGAAGCGCTCAAACACTTTATACCAGCCGCGGCCACCGTCATCGACAGATGACAAAGCCTTCTCGGCCGTAATGCGGGAAATGTTAAAACCGAGAAGGCGCATCGTTATTCCTTGCTGCGTTTCGGCGAGCGGCGTCGCTCCTTGGTGGCAGGTGTCAAAGCATCTGCCTGGGCGCTCGCTTCCGGCTCATCCGGCGCGGCCTTCGCCTTTTTGATTGCAACAAGAAGGCGGCCATTCATGTTTGACGCGGTGAACCTGTCGCCAGGTGCCAGACGGCGCGTTCCGTAGGTCATGGTGCGGGTGGCAATGAGGTCCATCCAACCCTCCGTTCAAAAGAAAAAGGCGGGGCCGAAGCCCCACCTCCGTTTCATTAGGCGCCAGCTGCGCCGTAATTGGCATCACCGATGTAGGCGACGGCAGATGCACGGCGCTTCGCGAAGTTCAGCGGTCGCACGACCTTTATCGCCACAGAGTCCGTCTGGAACATCGACACAACGCTGGTGTTTGCTACCGGCGTATCGCTTGCGCCGTTCGGAGCGTCATCCATCTGGATCGCTGCCTCGGTCGACAGCGAAACCTCCACGCCGCGGTCGCCGATCTTGTAGATGTCGGACGGCTTCAGCAGGATAAGGTCGCCAGCGCCGACGTTGCCACCAGCAGCCAGTTGGTCGCCCAGGAGCGTGCCGCCGTTCGCGCCAAGGCCAGGGAATGCCCAGTTGCCTAGAGAATTCTGCATCAGGCCGAGCGACTTTGCGAGCGACTGCGTGGTGACGAACTGCAGGCCCTCGGAGTTGTTGGCAGCGATGAAGCCAGCATACAGAGCCTTCACGTCAGCGATCACGCCGTCGATGTCCGTACCAGCGCTCGTGCCAGCCGTCAGGCCGTTCAGGATACCGGCAGGCGAAACACCAGCGACAGCAGCACCAGCGCCGAGGAAGGTCTGGTCGACACGCTGAGCCGAAGCCTCGACGAGAGCGTCACGAACCAGCTTTTCAGCGGACGGCGAGGAATCGCGAAGAAGTTCCTTCGAAACGACCGCGAGAGCGGCAACCTTGAGCGGCGTCAAATTGACGTCCATGAAGTCGGCCTTGGAGACCGGAATGGACTTCGACTGGCCGACCCAGTATCCCGTAGCAGCGCCATCCTGGCCGGCGATATTGACGTTGGCCGGCACTTCGCGAAGCGGCAGCTTGTCGAAGATCGTTCGGCTGTACAGGTAATCAATGAAATCGCCCGTGTAACGCTCTGCGCGAACCAGTTCGGCACCCCATTCGCCGGATTCGGTACCGCCACCAGCAACCGCTGCCTTGATGCTCTCGACGAGCTCGGGCGCGGAGTTGCCCCAGCGCTTGCGAGCTACGCCTTCTGCGGACACGTAGTCGAGGCGGGCGAGCGTCTTGGCGATGACCATTCGGGTATAGTTCTGACCCTCGAATGCCTCGTCCTTCTCGCCCTTGATCACGACAGGCGCACCAAGACGAACCGCTGTGCCGTCGGCGGCAGTCTTGACCTGCGACACCGGCTTTGCGGTCGTCGCCTGGGCCTTCTCAAGCGCGCGGAGACGCTTCAGGTCGCCGTCGATCTGGCCGAGCTCCTGCTCGAGAGCATCGAACTCTTCCTGCTCGGATGCGTCGGTCGAACGGCCTTCGTCCATAGATTTTTGCATGACGGCAGCCATGCGGGCCGCCTTAGCCTGGCGGGATGCTTCAAGAGCAGCAATCTGCTCAGCGATAGTTTTCACTTCAGTGGCCTCCTTGGGCCTCAGGTTGATTGGTTTGTGAGATTTTCCCGAGGCGCCGGGACGGACAGGCCGATCATCTGCACTGGGCTCCTTGCCTGTCGCGGCGAGCACAGGTCGATCGATCGACTTGATAGTGGAGATCACCGCATCGGCATTGGCCGGTACGGTGACAAGACTAAGCTCCAGAACTTCTGATTGGACGTAGCGGATGCCACCGCCGTCCAGCCACGCGTGTTCGAGCGAGCGAAACCCTATGGAAACTGCTCGAACCAGGCCCGCCTTGAGCTCTCCCCAGGCGGTCTCAACGCGATCCCGCAGGGGGCCAGGTTCGTCGATCACAGGAAGCTTGGCTTCGAACGTGATGCCGGCCTTGGTTGGTTTGTCGAAGGTGACTGTGCCTACGGGTTTGTCGTGATCGTGCTGATGGAGCAGCGGCATCGGGTTGGTGAACTTGACACCGAGGGGTTCCACGATGTCCCCAACCCTATCTGGGTTGGGCGTGGTGGCGATGCCGCGGATGATGCGCTGATCGTCCTCGACGGCTTTAACCGTGAGGACGCTGTACATTCTGTTCATGTCTGTTTCCTATCGGCCGCCCACGACCAGCATTTGGAATTGCGGCTTGCGCTTTGGCTCTGGATTGCGAGCCATGACGGTTACGGCGTTGAAAAGCGCCATCACGGGGTCGATCTTGGCGTCACCAGCGTTCTGTTTGGTAGCGCGGATGGCCGTGGCAGTCGGCTCGATCTTGAGATTGGATACACACCATTCCATGAGGCTGGATCCGGAGTGGCGTAAAGTGCCATTGAGCAGCTTGCGTTCCGCGGTCTTTATTGCATTCATCATGCCGTAGCCTTGTGGCACGCCGATGAGCAGACCCTCTTCCTGTGTCACCCCGATCTCGTCGAGCGCCTCAACCATTTCTCCGAGGCCGGCCGGGTCGACTGCCACGCAAGCGAGCAACCCGGCTTCTTTTACCCTCGCAATAATGGCGACGATTGCCGAGATGTCGTCCAACTTGTCGTCGACGATGGTAATCTCGCCGGCCTTCTCGAAATCACGGAGTACGGATGCGATTGACTTGCGCCGTTCAAGGACGCCGTCGTTGCACCAGGCATGGGACCAGCAAAGCCAGTCTCTTGTGTATTTATGGCGCCCGACCACGCTTAGGCCGAACAAGTCATCCAGACCACCGCCGTCAATGCCTGGAACGATCACGTCGCTGTTTGCGAGAAGGTAATCGAGGTCGATCATCTGATCGCCGCGACCACTCCAGTGGTCAGCCCCAGGCCAGCGATTGGCCCGCAAGTTCATGCCGATCTCGACGTTCAGGTGCTTGGCGAGGAACGTGCGCTTGGTGTCGCCGTCGCCGGCAAGCTCCTTGCGCATCTCGTCTTCGAGCCACTCCCTGCTGACCGACTTCCCCATGTTGGGGTTGGTCACGTAGAAGTTCTCGGGCTGGAGATATGCTTCAGCCTTCAGCATCTTTGCCGGGAACTCGTAGATCACGGCAAGGAACTTAGGATCGTCGATGACGCCATCACGCACATTGCGCGCATAGTCGAGCTTCGCTTTGAACACACCAACGGGCGGCGCGTCTGATTGCGTCGACAGCGAGATGACGAAGCCTTCTGGCCTCGATACAAGACCGCCCGTCGCTTCCCGCAGCATGGCGTCAGCGTGCGGCTTCTTGCCGAAGATCCAGAGCTCGTCGATCAGTATGAAAGCAGCCTTCTTGCCACTCACTGTGTCGGTATCGGCTGCGACGACCTTTAGGACAGCCTTCGTCACCTTGTGGGTGATGGTCCGCAGGTGGTCTTGGATATGTAGGACGCTGGATAACTCCGGATCGATACGCACCATGTCGGCGGCGGGCTTGAACGCGTTCTGCGCGACTTCGATGGTCGGGGCCAATAGCAGAAGCTCGGCAGACATGCGCCAGTTGAGAACGAGCGCCGTGACCATGATGCCGGCCGCGATCGTACTCTTCGAGTTTTTCTTCGAAATTAGAAGAAAGAACTCACGGATTAGCCGATCGCCTGTCTCAGCGTTGTAGGCGCCAAAGATCGCTGCGACGAAGTCGAAAACCCATTCCTCGCACGCCTCGCCGAATGTGGGGCAGCCTGGCGCGTCAACGATCCTGAGAGACTTGAAAACTGCCAGAGCAGCATCCGCCTCATCCTGAAAGAGCGGCTTGCACGGGATCAGGGATTCACACGCAACAATGCGGCGCTCCCAGTCGGGACATGCCGTCGTCCATTCCATATGTCACTCCGGAGGTCTAAGTCTTGGGCGGCGGCCGCGTCGCAAACCTCCCGCTAGACACCACGCGTTCAGCCTCCTGCTGAGCCTGTTCCTTTTTCCCGAGAGCCTTGTCTGACGGCTTCTCGTGCACATACGGAGCCGCGGCGATAGCCATACGGTCCCGGCGTTCGCTGTCCGACGTTTCGTCGTTCATTACCGTGAGCATGTAATCGAGGGGCGTCATGCCCGACTTGCGGGCCGCCTTCTTGATGTCTGGCGCAACCTTGATCGGTTTAGCCTTAGGAGCGGTCGCGCCTTTAGGGCGCCCTGCCCCAGCACGAAATCCACCGCTGGCCATTGAGCCTCCAAAAAATCAAAAGAGAAGGAAAAAAAATTTGAATGCGGGGGACGCGGGTCCGGTGAAAGATGCCTCCATTTCGGCCTCTTAGTCCCCCCACTGCCCTTCGATGGCTGATCGACGCTCTTCCGATTGGATGATGCCGTCGTGGATCCTCTTCGTGACCGTCTCGATGTTGTCGATGTCCCAGAAGAGCGATGGGTTGCCATGATGAGGGATGCGATGGTTGGCCACTGGTGAGTTCGGATCATTGCCAGTGCCGGCACACATCTCTCCGCTACGTTGGCAGGTGTAGAGGTCACGCTCAAAGGCCTGGCGCCTCAATCTCTCCCAACGGGCGGTGTTATACCAAGCGCGCCACGGCTGCGTCTGTCGTCGATGCTGGTCTCTGGCCTTCTCTCCTTTGGCTCTGCCGATGAGAGGTGGCAGAGTGGACACCAAAGGGTTGATGGTATTCAGCTTAGCCATATTTCACCCTGTGGAATTATGCGAATTGCATAGAGAGACTATTGCGACTCATGGTCGTTTATCGTTTGCCTCATGTGCAACCACATGGAGACAACGAAATGCGCCTCGCATCTTTCACATCTACCCTACCTGCAGGGCAGAACATCTTCATCAACCCGGCACAAATACTTGCAGTCACGCCATTCAATAACATGACGCATATTCACGTTGCGGTTCCGAACCAGAACGGAACCCCCTTTATCTACGCAGTCTCGGAAAGCCTGCAGGCTGTCAGGCACGAGATTAACCTAGCAATGGCAAACTGATCCGCGGAAGCAAACGCGGCAGGGAGTGCATAACACTCTACCTGCCGCAAGATCCCTGTCGCCAGAGGAGGAGAAGTAGCGCCAAGGGATTGGGATGAGGCAGTCCCGGTATCGCAAGCGAGTTCTTTGCGTCCGCGCGATGTCAGCGCCTCAAACGAGAAAAGGCCGCACTGAAGCGGCCTTTTGTTGATCCTATATCTATATCCGGATTTTTCGTGGAAGTGGTGCGCACCAACTACGCAGCAATCTCCTTCAGGTCACTGTAGGTGATGGGTCCTGCCCGATCGCGAATGACCGACAGGGCCATGTGGACCACAGCACGGCCGACTGCCATAGCTGATCGAGAACTAGTCGCTCCTGCCATCATGCCTACCTTTTCCAATGTGGCGCCATGTAGGGCTGCCTCCTCGAATGGTTCGACCAGTGGTCCAAGAGAAGCACGCATCTCGGCTAGGCGGTTAATGCCGTCAATCCTAGCAATGACCTTATCGTCTCCGTTCCACTTCGTTGGCACTTGGGCTGGCAGCTGTTTGGTGTAGGTCCACTTAAATACATCGATCGACTTGGCCCGCCACGGTTGGGCGTCCTTCGATTTGGACTGCTTCATGCCCTTGCGCTGGATGGCTCCGGTCTTCTCATCTAGCCAGAGATCTTGCTCCGCTTGTAGAGGTTCGTTACCGACCGAATTTCCGACCAACTGGGCATCGCTTGTCGCTGCATCCTCGACGCGGCGATAGAACAGAAGAGCAGGAAGCAAGTCATTGTTGCCCTCGGCCAGCAGAGCCTTGATAATCGGTAGCGACGGATTGTCGTTTGCGGCCTTTCCGTCCCATCCATCGGACGGCTTGTTCCGCTTGGCCAGGCGACGCCTATGCTTGTTGATCGCCTTCTCCTCGACTCTCGCCTTAGCCTTCACCTCGGCCTTGTCTACCCTCGCCTGTGAGCTTTCCGGAAAGAACTCTTCTCCGACCCATTGTCCCCTAAATGCCATCCGAGGCTGATTGTCGTTCGCTGCACTGTACTTCAAGCTGCATCCTCCTTCGCGTCGTTGTCGTTCGCTGCCACAAGGCTTCCTGCATCGGAAATCGTGGGGCGCATGGCTGCTGCATCATTCAGCGCTTCAAATGCTGCCCGCTTGCCGCGAGCCAGGATCTTGTCGTGAGCCATGGTCGGTGCGGCACCCTTGCCGGGGAATGGGCCGCCTAGGTTTTGAAGTCTCATTCTTGATGTGATCGCCATTTTGCTATCCTCCTTCCGAGCCGGGGATTGCATTTCCAGATGCATCCCCTTCTACGAAGGGGCAAACGCTGGAAACCCGGAAATCTGTTTATTTACAGCAGGTTACGCATTTCCAAAAACGATGGAAACGCCGGAGATGGAAATTCTAAGTGTGTGTTTTTGCTGACATTTCCATTTCCATTTCCATGGAAACGCTCATTTCCACGGCGTTCCGGAAATGGAAATCAGCCTCTCGCCATCCCTTTCCGGAATTCACCAAGTCCTTGAGCGAATCTCCCCGTTGGAACGTCCAACCACTTCGGTGTCGTGCCACCAGCAAGGCACTTCACGACCCGTTGGCCTTCGATTGCCTGCTGCGCCAGGCTTTCAAGCCTGTGACGGGACAAACCGCTAAGTTCCTCGCCCAAACGCTCCTTGTTATCGAAGAGGCCCGTAGATCCTGTCTTGGTGAAAGGCTGGCCAGCTATAGCCGCAGCTTCGATAGCCACCACAAGCTTCTCAATCAGGTCACCTTGCGGCAGCGCGGCGGCACCCAATCCAGAAGTGCAATCGACCAACAGCCCGTGCTCGTTTCGAACGTATGTCGAGACGATACGGCGAGCAGCGCCATTAGCTTTCACGACCCCACCAAACACGACCTTATTGGGGCTGTACGGCACGCCGAGATCTTTGCAAATTGCGCGACCCCGCTTCTCTTCCGCGGGCCAAAGCGCGTACGCAAGACGCAACCCGTCAACCAGGGCGGTAGATCCACGGATCGCTTCTCGAGCGTCGGAGAGACTATCGATCGGCTTGGCCACCTTCTTCATGTGATGGAGTACGAGCACAGAGGCGCGGGTCTCAGCGGCCAGCGCGCCCAAGGAAGCGCAGACGAACGCGCCGCTTGCCGGATCTTCGTTGATCTGGACGTGCGCGAAGCTAGCCAGCGGATCCAATGTCACCAGTCGGAGATCGTTGATTTTGCCAAGCTGATCGCACAGACGTTTCCAATGGTCTGTTTCCACCAGCCCATGCTTGCGATCTTCGCGCCAGAACGCCTGAGGTCCGCCGGCAGATGGAAGCGGCACAACCAACATCTTGTCGCCTTCCGAGAACCGGTGGCCTTTCTTGTCCAGAGCTGCCAGTCGGCGGTGCACCTCACCGGAATCGTCCTCAGAAGTCACCATTACGCTGGTGCCGGTGGACAACACCTTCCCGCCAAAAATCGGCGGTTCGAACGGCCCGGATCCAAACGACACTCGTCTGTGAAGTTCTAGTGCCGCGTACGACTTCCCGGTGTCGCCCATGGCGGCAATCATGCCCGGTACCGCGCGAGGTATGGTGCCTTCCACAAGCTCTTCGATTACCGGTGGATCGCCCACGAAACGGCTACTCGGCCAATCGAAGATCGAAAATGGTTTGGCCTCAGTTGTAGCATCTTCCTTGGTTGCGACGTTATCGTTAGCCGCCCTTAGATCGTCCTTTCGGCGTGCCTTAGCGAGCAACGGCCCGGTATCCCGTAACTGCGTGCCGTCGTCAGATTGCTGTCGTTCGGGGATCTGCTTCGGGTTCGAAATTCCGGAATCGAGCCCTCTCCTGATCTTGTTGTGCGTCTCGCGCTCGCCATCCTTTGCAACGATGCCGTTTGACCGGGCGGCTGCATATAGACCCGCTTCTGCATCCGACCGAGAAAGAAGGCAGGCGCCGACAAAACGGCCCAAGCGATACGCTGTGGCGTTGAGGAGAGCTCCACGTCCAGGCGCGGACTTAGTGGCAAGCGTACGCAGTTCTTCTTCGACAGAGACTTCGACGTATCGTTCATTGCCAGCTGGCTGATGGTTGTAGCTTTGCGTTGCAGCTGGCGCCGCTGCAGCTTGTTTCGGGGTCACCAGATCCATCAGCCACGTGGGCGCATCGACGATTGGAAGGTCGTTGTCCCACGTGTAGCGCCGGCCATCTGCCATCACGCTTCCTGGCGCAATGACGTATCCTCCATCGCCTCTCAAATCCGCGCCCGGGCCGATCGATGCGCGGTTTTTGACTACGCTCGTGTACCGCCAATAGTAGTGCCGTCCGCCCGAAGCAGTGGTGGCCGTACGCGTCTCCGGCAGTTTGCCGTAGCGAGCCTCCATCTCAGCGAGCCAAATCCGGCCGTCATCATGCCCAGGTGGGACGTCAATATCCAAAACCCAAGCTTTGATCTTCTCACCCGTCGGCACGCCGATCAGAGCGTCTGGAAACCGCGTCCACAGCCGACCGACAAGTGAAGTGTTCAGTGTCGCGGCGTTTAGGCCCTTGGAAACAAGTGGGGTCTTGGGGCCGCGAGTGTCGATCTCGCCAGTCTCATGATCTACGACATCTTCAGCCTCGTGGCGGCACGGAAAGACCGGCCAGTTCTGGCTATTGTACTCGAGCGCGATGTCGAGTGCCCGAGTGTTTTCAAGCTGCGCTGCGGTTGCTGATATCATTGGCGGTCACGTGCTCCTGAAAGTAACGGGTTGCGGCGTCAGTGATCTTTGCGGCCGTCTCTGGAGAAAATGTCACCGATCGGCGACCACCTAGAGCCGTTGGCGCGTAAGAAAGGAACCTTCCATCCGGCGCCCGCAGTAGCCTCATCCCACACACGAGGATGTCATCGGTGACTTGCGCGTCAAACGTCGCGACGTGCTCCATTCTTCCACCGCCCGGATTGGCGGTGGCTTCCAAGTTGGATACTTTCATTGGTTAGCTCACCAGCGCGTTCGTCAAGGGACCAAAGTCCGCAGCGGAGCGGCCACGGTTCTTCGTCGAGAAGTAGCGTCCGCGGATCTCTCGAGTGTCGTCAACGCGTTCAGTGATCCCGCAAGCCTTGAAGAACGCATCCAGTCGGCCTGACCGGCGGCTTCCCTTCTGGTCAATGAGGAAGTCATAGGTGACCGGCCCGTCACGGTAACCGCCTCCGACAGGTTCAGCGATTATCGTCAGGCGTTCGAGTTCGTCGGCGTCAGCCGCAACGGTAACGTCAGTCACACGCCAGCCAAACCAACCGCGGACGGAAGCCATGCGGCTTGTTGCGGCGCGCTCGACACGGGCAACGTCAGCGGGACTTTCGAGCGTCACGAAAGCAAGGACTTCGGCGAGCAACGGCTCTTGGATCTCAGTGATTATGCGCAAAAATTCCTCCTCGCCGGCGAAGGCCGGTCGTTAAATGTGGGATTGATGTTGCGGTGGTTTGGGGTTTTAGGCGGCGGTAGCGGCCGCAGCCTCTGCTTCACTCATCCAGCGGGCCAAAGATGAACGGCGAGCGGCGACAGTGCCGCCGAGTTTCATAGACGGAATGATGCGATCCGTAGTGAGGCGGTATGCCTGCCGCTGCGTCACTCCAAGGAACCTAGCAATAGCCTTCGCTCCGACGAGCAAATCCCCCTCAATGATATTGTCATTCGCTGACTGCAATTTTTTCTCCTCTCAGGTGTTGACAAGTTTTTTACAAATGTGTAATTCTGAGGCTGGATATCTGTGTCCAGAATCTATTTCACATTTAGCTGTAAACTTACAAAAATGTCAAGGTTCGTCCCTTGCTTACATTTTTTTACCGTACTTTTATGCGCCATATATCAGTAGGTCTTATATGGGGCTCGCATGGCTACGGTGACAAGGCGAAAATGGACGACAAGTAAAGGTGAGCCGCGGGAAGCTTGGACCCTCGCCTACACAGATCGAAGTGGCAAACGTCACAAAGAACAGTTTTCGCGAAAGAAGGAAGCCGAAGTCCGCCGGGTCGAGGTCGAGGGACAGATAAGCACTGGAGCTTTCCGCGCCGAAGCCAAGAAGCTTACGGTAAGTGATGCTATCGACGCTTACGTCAAGCATTTGGAAGCCCGGCATGATGCCGATGAGAAGGTCACTACAATGTACCTTCGCAACACGTCTGGACAACTTCGCACACACGTCAAGCCGCACATTGGCCACGTAAAGCTTGCAGAGCTCACTCCCCGTTCCGTTTCCGGATTGATCGACACGCTCAAGGCCAAGAAAGATGACGGTGAGGTTGTTGGTATCCCTACTATCCGACGCGTCGTCGGTTCGCTGTCACGCGCGCTCCGTTACGCCGTTAGCCAGGACATGGTCGCGTCTAACGCAGCTCAGCGTGCCAGCGTCACGTCAAAGCGTGGCGAAGGAAGTGAAAAGGTCACTCCCCCTTCCAAGGCCGAGCTTGTCGCCGTTCAAAAGGCATCGAAAGAGATTCAAAATGCGCTGCTGGATAGGCCGAAGGGTAAGCGAGCTAAGGGCAATACCCCGCCTTCTTGGCTGACGCTAGGCATCATGTTCGCCGCTTCGACAGGCTTGCGTGCCAGCGAACAATGGGCGCTCCATTGGTCAAAGGTTGATCTGGATGCTGGCAGCGTGAGAGTTGACACTCGAGTTGACGGGTTCGGAAACTTCAGCGTGACTAAATCGGAGGCAGGCACGCGAGATGTCCCGCTCGGCAAGGCCTTGGTAAAGGCTCTCAAACATTGGCGAGACAACTCTAAATTTGTTGGCGACGAGGACTTCGTATTTCCCGATTCTGATGGCGGGTACACTAGGCACACCAATTTCATGAAGCGCCAGTGGAAGCCAGTAATCGAGAAAGCAGAGATTGAGGATATCGGCTGGCACGCGCTGCGGCACTTCGCAGTGTCCACTTGGATCGAAGCTGGCTTGTCGCCGAAAGCAGTTCAGACGCTGGCTGGACATGCCACGTTCCAGATCACGATGGATCGGTACGGGCATTTGTTTCCGTCTGAGAGTCACAAGGCCGCGATGGATAAAATCAGCGATGAAATTTTCGTTTTTTAA